CACCACCCAAGCCGAGCCATTCCAGAATTGGATGGTATTCGTACTCGTGTTGAAGTAGACCTGCCCAGTAACTGGACTGCCGGGTGCGCTTGCTAGGTTCTGGATACGAGCGTTCTGAAGCTCGTTCTGGCTAAGGTTTAGGTTGTTGAGAAACGTACTCATACGAGGTAAGCACGGCCTGCAAATGCCGCACTGAATGTTATGGTCAAGGTTGTGGAATCGATGTGTTGAACGTGACCTACAACGACATCACCAGCACTTGTGGTGACCGTCACAGAGGGCATTCTGCCTAGGTTGTGTATCACGTTCCAGACGGCCGCAGGCACTGGTTGTAGGTGTTCGTAGTATGGCGCTCCATCCGGCAGTTCGACAGTGCCTGTGTTCACCTCCAGTACAACAGTGGTCTGGTGAAGCGACATCACTGGAGAGTCATTACTCACCTCAAGCATTTGCGTGTCGTGCTGAACGATGAGCGTACTCATGGTTTCCTGTCTGAGATGACCGTGACCGTACCACGCCAGAATGTCCGACGGATGCCGGCGATGGTAACGGTGTGATACCATACATAGCGCTTCGGCGCTGGGGCCGAAGTCCACTGAACCAAGTACGTCCCTGCTGCAGCGTTGACGACGGTTATTGTCGCGGGTGTCTCCGTACCTGTTGCCGGATCAATGATGCCAGCAACGAGCGTAGCGTCAGCAATGCTTGATGGATACGTGCACTGGAACGGACCGATGGTGTCTCCCTCTCGGATTGTTAGATTCCATTCAGGACCTTGTGCGTCAGTCGTCATCGTGCCCCCCCAACGATGTATCCCAAAGACGCTGCTCCAACGTGCGTTAGGGCGTCGATCCACCATGCTCTTCCGATTGCTCGCTCAGTGGTAATGGTGATCGTTTTCGTCTGAAATGCGATGCTGTCCGGATGCGAACGAAGGAGGACGGAGAAGGCCGCACGAGGATGCTCGTAGGCAACGGTGAGTGTATCTCGGTTGACCACAGTATCAAGTGAGGCCACAAAGCGTACGTCTGGGCATGGTACTGCCTCCGTAGGTCGGCTAACAGTGTCGATACGCAGACGTGCTGGTCCATGAACGTAGATGGCAGGGCGTTGAATGATGCGTGTTATCGTGTCGACTCGCTCTTGATAGTCGACCACGGAACGGACCTCCCCTTTGGGACAGTCGTTGTGCCAGATGACGTAGCCCAGGACAAGACCCAAAACGAACCCGACGACAAGAAGACCGATTGCTCCCGTCATGCGCTCACTCATGATGCTCTCCGATAGGATGGACCAATCACCCCAAAGACAACCATGCGTCCGAGAGGATGGCGAAGGTTGCGTCTCCGTTGGTACATGCCTCCACCCTCTCGTTGGTTGCCCCTATCGCCTGAGGTTGTATTCCCTGCCGCCGTCAGTACCCAGCCAGCACGGGAAGTGGCGATCTGCCGTTCGACATGTCCGCTTGTCGACGTGAGGAATCCCCACACAAGCAGATCGCCATCCCGTGAATAGTCAAGAGCAGCAGACGCGGTCCTAACCCGCGCGCTTGCCCGGTAGCGTGTGACAGCGTCGTTCCACACGGCACGAACCAATCCGGAACGGAGAATGGGAGGAGTTGACGTTACCTGAGCGAATGCCCAATACTGGACGGCCATACACCACGGATTTCCGGATGGCAGACCCACCGAACGCAAATAGGCAGAAATCCGCGGACCATCATTCCGACCGGTCTTCTCGCGAACACCGATCTGGCGTTTGACGACCTCAAGAGACGACCACCATGCGACGCTGTCAGACGGAACTGTGATACGTGCCGGTCGTGGCAGTCGATCAGATCCCCGGAGCGAACTCGACGAAATAACTGCCAGCGTACACAAGGCCAACCAGAAGATGTACAGCCAAGAATATCCGCGTTCGTGCATCACGTGCCTCCGGTCCATGGTAGTTGTCGTTCGAGAAGATGTAGAGTGCGATATGGCTGAGGAGTAAGGCTACAAGCTCGGCAAGAGCAGCAGCCTTGAAGGTGTCTAGCTGCTCGGTACGCAGACCGCCGAGGATTGCGATTGCTGCGAAGAGCAGGATCAGTGTGAGGTGGCGGCCGACCCATCGCATAATGGCCGCTACCGTCTCAGGCGCAGCGCCTTTGGGATACCGTGAGAAGTCTATCATGGTCGCTTTCGTCGTTTGTGAAACCAGTCGTAGATGCGGAGTACTGTGATCACGATTGTCAGCAGTCCAACCATCGTCGACACGGCGTGATAGATGTGGAGGCCATTGTCGGAGGCCACATACCAGTCAACGAGGTTCATAAACAGCGTCGTAGTCCAGGCAAGCAGAACGTCATACCACGAGCTCGACGATTGAGGTGTGTTGGTGTCGACGTTCATGGCTGCACGGCGAGTTGTAAGGTGAATGTCACGTCATGCCACGCGACTTGATTTCTGGTCAGTGCGAATCGATCGTCCCGCCACTCCAGCTGCAGACCATTGATCGGTTCTTTTGTGAGTGCTTCGACGACACTTTCAATGTCATGGGTAAGGCGTGACTCCCTGCCAATCATCTTACGTCCGATCATGACGACGAACACGGCCGTCCGGAGGAAAGGACGACCGTGGACACCGTCCCGGAGCTTGGTCGACCCGGCATACATGACAGCAATACCGCCCGATGTCATGAGGGCGTTGTTCTCGCGATCGTCAACGGAGCCAACGATGATGAAGGTGTCTTTGAAGGCGACCGCCTCGTCATCTTTCAGCCGCTGGACAATAGCGTCCTCGATTGTAGCAAGCGTTACCATCGGTTGAGGAGTCCCTTCGAGAACACACGGTCGTTGCTGTTCTTGTTCGACTTCGAGAGTGATGGAGGCAGCGGCTGTTCGTTGGCGGCCGTGCCGATGTTCACATGCCCCTGCTGTATCTGCGTCAGGAGCTTGACAGCATCCGTGTACCGATTGCGCATTGCCTCTGGCATCTCAGATTCGTACTTCCGCGTAAACAGGTAGTACAAGGTCAAGTCACAGGCAATGCGATTCACGATGAGAGGAACATGCGTGAGCGGAACAGCATACCGCGAGCTCAAGTACGAATCAATCATCGAGTCGGCATCGGCAATCGCACTATCCACTACCGAGCGCTCCAGATCGGCGCCTCCCTCGTCATCAGTCATGGTGGCGACGATGTCACGAGGAAGGCGCTGTTCAAGATCATGGAGCGTACAGTACGGCATTGTGGCGTGCCTTACTTCAGCAGCAGCGTAATCGGTTGGCCAGCACCCGTAGACGCAGACAGGGCGATGCCCAAGCGCTTGCCGGTGTTGAGCGTGATAGCACGGCCCTGGTTATCCGTCTCGACTTCTGCACCAAGGGCGATCGAACCTCCAGCAGTTACCAGAACAAGCCCGTTGATGACCACTGGTACGGGATCGCCGAGGTCAACGTCCTCATGGACGACGCCAGCGCACACGGCACCAGCTGCTGGCACAGCACCGGCTGGCGTTACAAATCGCCCAACCGTGAGATTGGCGGCCGCAACAGTTGGAAGCGTCACGATGACGGGAATTTCAGTTGGGTTCACTTGGTCTCTCCTGCGTTGATATCATCATTGGGTTGTTTGTCTGAATCACCCGCCGGTTTCTTCGGATGCTTTGCAGGCGTCACTGCATCACCGAGGTGTTCCACTTGTTCGTCCGGAAGCTCGATCGTCTGTCCCGGTTCCACTTGCTTGCCATCGACAAGCAGCCGCTGTTTCACAAGTACTTTCATGTCACTGCTCCTCTTAGGTGATTACGTTCGTGAGGAGGTAACCCATGTTCGCACCGTGGAACATGGCGTCTTCGTAAGTCCAAGCACGGACATACTCCACGAGACCGTCTTCCGACGAGTATGTGTCAATGAGTGGACCTCTATCGAATCCCTTGACAGCGACATTGTAGCCGAATGCGCTTGAGTAGAGCGTCCGCTGGCCAGCAACAGGAGCGTTTCCGAATATCTGCACGTCCTTACCCCATACGTCGACGTTGGTGTTGTTCTGCACGTCGCGATAGATGGTACGACCAATGATGATTTCATCAACTTCCAGCAGATCAAGGGCTACTTGAAGCGTCACCACCTTAGTAGCAGAGTCCGATAGAGCTGCCTTGACGTTGGCGTTGTTCTTGAAGGCGCGCCAAGCCTTGCCGGACATGTGGATCTTGAGTCCAGTCGACAAGCCAGTGTTTCCTTCGATGACTCCCTTGGCTGCTTCGATGTCTGCAAGCGGGTTCCCCGTTGAATCCCACTTGTTGGCTGGAGTTGCCGTGTTCCCACTCGTGTATGCAGCTGCATTGCGAATGAGGTTAGCTACACGCAACTCGCGATTCAAAAGAATCTTCTCGCTGACCACCATCGTGCCATGCTTGTACATGTCGATGACCTTGCCTTTACGCTCAGTGATGTCGATGCCGTATGCCAGCACATCGAGATCAGCGTTGAACTCTGCAAAACCGGTGACGGGATTGCCATTGACGACAGGCGTCTTACCATGAGGAGCACGACGGCTGTTGGATCGTTCGAAATTCTCGCGCGATACGAGTGGAATCTTTTGAGCGCGGTCTTCCTCGTCAACGGCGATGATCGGGAATATCCGGGAGGCCGTGTAGCTGGGGTTTTGCAAGCCCTGCGCGTAGTTGGACCATACCGGATTGTGGGTTATGAGTGATTGCTTGCTCACAGCGTACCTCCTTCAAGCTCAACGACGGCGTCGAGAGCCTCAGCGTAGTTCTGAATGTTGTGGTCCTGCATGTACTTCCGGACCTTACTGTCAAGCTCTGCCCCGCGAGGGTCAGCAGGGACGCCAGACTCGTTGAAGTTCGCAGGCGTACTCGGTGATGCCTTGCCCGGCGTTGCCACTGCATCGAAGAGCCTGTGCGAGGTCCTGCTGTTGAGCATGGCCTTGGCACGATCGAGTGGAGAGGTTCCTTCGGCGAAATCGGCGATGGCGGAGGCCAGTGCCTTTTCGGTCAGGTCGCTGATGAAGTATTCACGCTCCGTTGGGAGCATCTTGCCTTCTGCGATCAAGCCATCGCAGTAGTTGGTAATTCCGGCCTTGATGTGTGCAGCGTTCAGGTCGTCGACCGCCTTGGTCAACGTTTGAATCTGAGCGTCACGACTGGCTAGGGAATCCTTCAGGGCTTTGTTCTCTGCCTGGGCTTGCGCGAAGTCGGCAGAGAGCTTGTTGACCTGATCCTTGAGTTCCATGTCGTCCTCTGTGGGTGATGGTGTGGATTGATTGAATTCTGGTGTTGCCTCTGGAGGTGGTCTCAGACCGTCTACTTCCCATGATGGGATGACGCGATCAGCTACCTCCATGCCCTTGTCGTCGATAATCCACTCGCGAATGCGCTGTACAAGCGCCGCAAGCCGATCAAAGCGCCACCGAGTGTCCCACTCCATGAAATCCTCGAAAGCGATATGGTCTTCGTCCTCGTTAAACGAAACTTCACCAAGCCCAGGAACCGCAGGCTGCATAGCGCCGAGCCAGCCGACATGGCGAAGCATGCCGTTGGGATAGATGGAGGCCGAACGGAACTTGTACGAGCCCTTGTTCACCCCCTCAATGAAGTCGTCGGCCATGTCCACGCACGAGGCCAGGAGAAGCTTGCCCTCTCGCTTCAACTCGTCAACCCACCCATAGGCCGGTAAATTGTCCTTGGGATGACCAAGAACGTGAGGAGCCTTCCGGCGATTCTCTTCTTCCTGATCGTTGTACAGGCGGACCATCTTGTCGAGGTCCTCAGTAGTATACGTGCGTTCAATTCCTTTCGAGTCCTTGAACGTGCCTGCTTTGAATATTGGGACGAACTTCTTCATCGGTTAACCAGTGGTTCACGTGATGTGCGAAACTCCCTCACGTTAATTCGCTGGTCTAGTTCTCCATGCATGAATGCCGTTCATGCACCGTAGATGACTTCACGCTTTTATCCACGCACCAAACAGCACGGATGTTCGGCCATCACTATAAGCCGCACTCCTATGCTTACACCCCTCACGTGGACCAATGAACGGAAGCCTCTACATACCCTTACACCTTGGGACCTCAACCCTCGGAAGATCACGGCAGCTCAACTCGAGTCGCTGCGTGACTCGCTTGACAGATTCAATCTTGCAGATCCTATCATCATCGATGCTGATGGCACGATCATCGGTGGTCGTCAGCGCGTTGAAGCCCTCTGCCAGCTGCACTCGCCGACGATCCTCGTCGACGTTCGCGTTCCAAACAGGAAACTCACTGACGATGAGTTCCGAGAACTCAATATTCGCCTGAACCGGCATAACGGCGAATGGGACTGGGCTCGGCTTGAAGAGCTATTTGATGCAGATGCCCTACAGTCCCTGGGCTTTACGATTGTAGAGCTTGAGGACAATACGCAACTGCTGGATGAACCCATCAGTGAGATCATCGACGTCGAGCCGCGCATCGAAGAGGGCGATCAGCTGCGCGAGAAGTGGGCAGTCGAACTCGGCCAGATCTGGCAGCTCGGCAGGCATCGCATCATGTGCGGCAGTGCAGTGTGTGCGGCCGACGTCGCTGCATTGCTGGCTGACAGCAAGCCGCATCTTATGGTAACGGATCCGCCGTACGGTGTCAACTACGAGCCGGCATGGCGTGTCGAATCTGGACTGAACAAGTCTGGAAGACTTGGTAAGGTTTCCAACGATGACAAGGCGGATTGGCGTGAGGCATGGGCTTTGTTCACCGGATCGGTGGCCTACGTCTGGCACGCTGGTCTGTTCGCTTCAACGGTCGAAGATTCGTTGCGGTCTTGTGGCTTCGAAATGCGCTCGCAGATCATCTGGTCCAAGAACCGCTTTGCCCTCAGCCGAGGAGACTATCACTGGCAACACGAGCCCTGCTGGTATGCCGTGAGAAAGGGCCAGAACGGCCACTACAACGGTGCACGGGATCAAAGCACCGTTTGGGAGATAAGTTCAGGCAATCAGGATGCCGACACCATCCATGGAACGCAAAAGCCGATCGAGTGTATGGAGCGTCCAATGCGTAATTCATCGCGACCCGGCGAATACGTGTATGATCCATTCCTTGGCTCTGGAACATCTGTCATCGCTGCTGAAAGATCGTCACGGCGATGCCTGGGGATGGAACTTGACCCCGTCTACGTCGCCGTGGCCATTCAGCGTTGGGCAGATGTCACCGGCGAGGAACCATTCATCATCGAAACGAGGGAACACGTGTGAGACCACGAGCACCCAAAACGCTGGAAATCGACTACGAGTGTCGTGAGCCCTGGGAACGGCAGGAGCGTGAGTCGCCGGCAGCGTATGCAGCGTTCTGCATATATCGAAACATGGGCATCAACCGTTCAATCAAGGGTGCCTATGAGGAACGCATGGCAAAGCCGTGCACGTCCGTAAGTGGTACATGGATAGACTGGTCCAGGCACTTCAAGTGGCTCGAACGAGCTCAGATGTACGATGATCATTGTGACCGCATTGCTCGCGAGTCGCAAGAGGAGGAGATCAAAAAGTCAGCCAAAAGTCACCTCGTAGCGGTCCGTAACTACAGCCAGATCTATAACAAACTTCAGGTCGAATTGATGGAGCGCATCCGCGACTCCCGGCAGCTCCAAAAGCTGTCGTTCGACGACCTGATGGAGTACCACCTGAAGCTTTCGCAGATAATTACCAAGATGCAAGAGGCGGAAATGCTCGCCCTTGGCAAAGAGCCTGCAAAGCAGAAAGTCGAGCACAGCGGACCCAACGGTGCGGCTATACCGGTTCGCCACATAGCTCCAGCGATTATCCGTTCACAATCAGCAGAAACTGATGGCCCCTCCGAGGAAGCGGATCAAGACCTACAATGAGTGGAACGAGAAGCAAATCGAGGCATTCCATTCGACACGTCAGTACCTCTACACGCTCTATGGTGGTGCCAAGGGTGGTGGGAAGTCCGTCGGTGGCGTCCGCATGTTCCAGTGCGACGTAACGAACTATCGGAATGGCGTATTCGTGGTCATGCGAAAGAACTTCACGGTACTGCACAACACGACGAAGCAAAGCTTCGAGAAGGAGCTGGACCCCAATGTCATTGTCAGGAAGACCAAGAACGTATGGTACTGTGTCAACGGCAACCAGATCTGGTTCTGGGCAGCGGACCACTCTTCCGATGCCGAGTACGAGAAGAGCCGCGGCCTTGAGGTGTCGGCTATCATGCAGGACGAAGCATCCGAAGGCACTGAAAAGCTCTACGAACTGATGCCTTCACTTCTCCGTCAGCCTGCATACAGTGTTGACGACGGATCGGAGCTCCCCGGATATATCTATCTGACGAGCAATCCCGTTCCGGGTACCAACTACTTGAAGCGGGTCTTCATCGATCCGCGCACACGCAAGAACGACGGCCAGCACAACTTCATCCAGTCACTTCCGGACGACAACCCGCTACTGCCTCCCGGATACATCGACAAGGCATTTTCGACAATGAACCCAGCACTGGTGCGCATGCTTCGCTTTGGAGACTGGGATGTCGAGCAGTCCGAGTTCCAAATCGTGTCGACGGCGCACCTGAATGACATCGCCTGGACTGAAGTGGAACGTTCAACACCTGTTGCCTGCGGAATAGACATAGGCCTCGGCCGGCCGGACGCATCAACGGTCTATCTCTGCGACGATCAAGGCTATATGTGGCGTGAGATGCGCATCTATGAGTACGACACCATGAACCAGACAAAAGCCTTCGAGCCGATCTGTGACATGGTTGCCAATGCCGGTGGCGAGGTCTGGATTGATGCTGCTGGCGTTGGCAAGGGTGTTGCCGATGCGCTCATGGCCCGCTTTGGAGACCGCGTCATCGTACCCGTGACATTTAGCGAATCGCCCCGTCCGGAAGAGGTTTCTACATCGAAAATCCCTTATAAGAACCTGCGCGCTCAACTCTACTTCTGGATGCGCGAGGCCGTCCAGGCATCAGCACAAACCGCGCTCGAAGGCGAGCGGCCGTCGCTAACCATCGAACGTAACGACGAGCTCTTCGAAGAGTTTGAGAATACCTTCTACCTGCCTCGCGACGGTAAGCTGGCAATAGAGCCAAAGGTTGACATCAATTCAAGGCTTGGGAGATCACCGGACGATGCTGACGGTGCCGTGCTCTGCAATGCCGCCCTCCGTTCATACCGAAATCGTCCCGTTATGCCGAGCGGACAGCGTCGCGAACGTCCATCACGTGTTTCACGAATAACCAACGGATACTAATCATGAAGCGACTGCGCAGAAAGCGTTACGCAACCTGCATAACCCACAACACGGCCGTCGATTACTCTGAAGACACATCAATCTTCGAAGCCGTAGCGACGCGAGAACGAAGCATCGACTATACATCGCTGCTCTACTACCTGCCCAATCCTGACCCTGTGCTTAAGAAGCTTGGACGGGATATCGAGGTGTACGAAGAGCTGAAGCGTGACTCCGAGGTGAGCGCTGCCATTGGCCAGTACAAGGATGGCGTCATGTCGCTTGAGTGGGACATTGACAGGGGCCGTTCGAAGTCTAGGCAAGCGAAAATCATCCAGCAGATCATGAACGACATGGACTCGCGCGATGGACGGGGGGGGATTACACGCATCATTGGCGAGATCCTTGACGCTCGACTGTTCGGTTACCAGCCGATGGAGGTGATGTGGGAGAAGGTCGGTACAATGATCGTCCCGACAGGACTCATCGGCAAGCCGCAGCACTGGTTCAACTTCAATGCAGACAACCAGCTCATGTTCCGGCAGAGAGGATCCATCGAAGGCATCCCGGTTCCAGAGATGAAGTTCATCGTTCCGACGTATGAAGGCAAATACGACAACCCGTACGGCCGTGGTGTGCTCTCGTCGTGCTTCTGGCCAGTGACGTTCAAGAAGGGTGGACTGAAGTTCCTTGTGACGTTCGTCGAGAAGTACGGTATGCCATACATCGTTGGCCACCACAAGTTCACAAAGCAGGACGACGTGGATGCGTTTCTGGGACAGCTCGATAACATGGTAGCTGATGGCGTTATCGCAATTGCCAAGGAGTCCCAGAACGTCGAAGTCCACCAAACAGGTGCTAGTATGTCTTCTGACATCTTTGAGCGGCTTGTTCGCGTCATGGACAGCCAGATCGATCTCGCCATTCTCAACCACGCTTCGTCAACGGTACAGACACCCGGGAGCCTCGGCAACCAAGAAGGAACTAATGCTGTCCGGCAGTCGGTCATCAATGCTGGTAAGGCACTCGTTCAGCAAGTTTTCGACGTCCTTATCAAGTGGACGTACGAGCTTAACGGGATGTCAGGTGAGATCCCAAGGTTCGTGTTCTTCGAAGAGGAGGACGTGGACCTGCCGAAGGCCCAGCGCGACAGTACGTTGGCAACGGCCGGTGTCAAGTTCACGAAGGCGTATTTCATGAAAGCGTACGGTTTCGATGAAGAAGACATCGACGTCGCGGCCGCCCTAACGTCTGCACCTCCTCAGAACTTCGCCGAAGACGATACTCCAGTTGACCAAGCGATCGTCGACGAGATCGGCGATCTGATTGCCAACCCTGAGGACGCCAATGCACTCGGCAAGGACCTTGTCGCTCGCGTTGTCAGCTATATCGAAGATGCCAGCACGTACGAGGAAGCACTCTCTGGTCTCGCTGCCCTCTATCCAAACGTGAGATCCAAGGATCTCGACAAGACACTCACGAAGGTTATCGCTGCCGCACTGACAGCAGGGAGGCTAAATGCCGCCAATTGATGCCAAGGACTTCCTTGCGCTCTTTGACCTGCCACCGAAGAAAGCCCTCGAGTTCCTGAAAGAACTTGGCATTGAGCCCGCATGGTCGTGGGACGACATGATTGCAGATGCCCGCAAGCGCTCGTTCATCATCTCCAAGGTGATGGCGGCCGATGTACTGCAAGATGTCAAGACCGAAATTGAATCGGCCGTTGCCGATGGCATGCCATTCGCCGACTTCAAGAAGAAGGTCCGTGAACGCCTGGCCGCACGGGGGTGGCTTGGTGAACGTCCAGTGAAGGATCCAGAGACCGGAAAGACCGTCGGAGTTGACATCAGCACACCCTACCGCCTTGAGCTGATCTTCCGGCAGAACACGCAGGATGCTCTCAATGCCGGTCGCTACGTCGGCCAGCTGGAGAATATTACCACGCGGCCGTACGGTCAGTATAGTGCGATCCGTGACCGACGGACGACCTCGCAGTGCCTCAACCGCGACGGTGTCATCCTCCCGTTGGACGACCCTTGGTGGGATGAAAACTACCCTGCCAATCACTTCCGTTGTCGAGCACGCGTCACCACCCTCTCCGAGTCTCAGCTGGAGCGTAGAGGGTTGGCAATCACTCCATTCGATAAGCTTGACAAATTGCCTCCGCTCGCCGCGGCCTTCAAACGAAAACCGACGGACGTCTACGAGCCGGACCTGTCGAAGTACGACCCTAAGATCCGCAAGCAGCTCAAAGAGGCCTTATCACCATGAGCGACTTCGACCGCATCGGCGAGATTATCGGCCGCCTCATTCGGATCGACATGACGCCGCTCTATAGCGAAATTGGTGGCATCGTCGAAGAGTCCGTAGACCGCAACTTTCGCGAAGGCGGCCGATTCGCTCCGGGTGACGAGCCCGGCGAATGGGTCGGAGGTTCGCAGAGGTGGCTTCCATCCCAACGAGCTCAGGGCAGCACCTCAAAGGAACGTCGCAGAAAGACCAAAGGCAGTGGGGCAGCAGGGCAAACGCTGCTCGATACTGGCAGGCTAGCCGCGTCCTTGACATATCAGGTGTCGCCCAATGGCGTGACGTTCGGAACCAACGTCATCTATGGCGCTATCCATCACTTCGGTGGCCAGGCAGGACGCAAGCGGAGCGTTACGCTGCCAGCGAGGCCGTGGTTGGTCATCCAAGAGGAAGATTATTCGGATATTGAAGAAGCAGTGGAACGATTCTTCAACAACAGATTTCAATAGCAATGGCAGAACTCGAATCCGACCCAGACGAATGGGGCAACGACTACACCGTCTTCGTACTAGGTGCGGGTTGCTCCAAGCCAAATGGTGTACCTGTAATGAACGAGTTCATGGATCACATTTATGGCGAGTTTAGTAGCAGTCCGTCCAAAGACTACCGATACGTGTTTGAAGCACTTTCTAGACTGCGGAAGGTGAACCATTACTCGAACCTGAATCTTCGGAACATTGAGTCTGTCTTCTCTGCTCTAGCAATGTACTACGCAACAAATGAGGGTGGGGACAGCAATCACGTTCTCAAGACACTTAGGTCAATGATTGGTAGGATAATTGACAAGACTTCTTTACTTAAGGATTCTCAATATAAACAGCCAGACAATCGTCGTACTGAATATCCTCGGACTGAGAGCGGGCGATCGTATGCAACGTTGTTGGAACACATACCCCCTGATTTACTGATTAACAAGCAGGTTGCTTTCATTACTACAAACTATGATATCCTTCTCGAGGTGGCGATTGTTGATCACGACCGAAATGCAAACGTTACAAAAGGGAAGATTTCGCTTAGACCAGACTACTGTGTTCCACTCGGAGGAGAAGCACATGTCTTTGGCGTGCCAATTAAAGTCTTAAAACTACACGGAAGTGTGAATTGGTATCGAAGAGATGGGCAGTCTGCTCTTGAGTATATTCCTATATGCCGCATGATGAAGTACGGCCGCACTAATGATGGACTTTATCCCAGCATTCTCACAACTGGAAGTGAAAAGTCTGGCTATGGATTCACCGAGCTCTTCCAGAAGCATGGTTTCGAGGCGGCAATAATTCCTCCGTCTTTCACAAAAGACTCTACTATTGATCAGTTTGGATCAGTATGGAAGGAAGCAAGAAAAGTGCTAAGCAAGGCTCGAAGAGTCGTTTTTGCGGGCTATTCTGTACCAGATACTGACTTAATGTTTCGCTATCTTTGGTCAGCTGCCTCAGTTGAAAATGATTGGATAAAAAAAGTCTTGGTTATCAATCCAGATGAGAAGTCGTTTAAGACATACGAGACTCTTCTCGGGCATATTTCGAATGATGGGACGTTAAAACCGATATCAAAATGTCTTGGTAATAGCATGGATGATATCAAGAGTTTTTTTGGTATGTCATAACAAACAAACCCTTCTTATCCACCCCGGACTCTTCCCCAGCTCAATCGCGAGCTTCTTAATCTCGGCATCAGTAAGAGGCCGCTCTCCATACGTCTCGCGGATGTACTTCCGGACAACATTGGGGACGGCCTCTGGCCTTGGTATGTAGATCTGGATCCCTGGGCATCGAATCATCAGCGTGATTGCCGTCTCCAAGCCAGCAGCTTGCGCGACAATCTGAAGATCCTCGGAGAGGTCTTCGAACGTGATGTGAGCGGCCAGCACGTTCTGCGTCATAGCTTATCGTGGTCTCCTGCGTTCATGGCGTATATGTCGTCAGCTAG